CAACCACCACACCAACTACAACAACTCCTACAACCACCACACCAACTACAACAACTCCTACAACCACCACACCAACTACACCAAAACCCCAACTTACTGACCAACAGAAAGTTAGAGCAGAGTATGACCGCCTGAGAAATTCCAAAGATCCAAAGGAACGTGCTCAGGCTGTTACATACGGCAAGCAAATGGCAGCAGCAGGTGCTTCTAATAGAAATTTCTCTGGATATCAATCTGCTGCCGATGCCAAGAAGAATCTCCCTGCACCAGCACAGAGATCTTCTATCGCTGATAGATTGCAAGCAATTCGTGATATGCGAGCAGCAGCACAATCTCGTATTGCTGCACAGGGTGGTACACCCGCAACTTCTGCGGCAAAACCAAAACCAAAAGTCGCTCCCCCACCAGTTCCCAGTACAACTGGTACAAGCACATCCCCAACTACTAGACAACCACTTAAAAACGGAGATCCCATGGAACGTATGACAGGAAAGGGAGCACAGTCCCTTAGAGAAGCTTATTCAAATGTTTATGAAGAAAGAACTGAAGAAAAAGTGATTGATGAAGGTATTTTGGATGCCATCAAGAAAGTTGGTAAAGCAGTTCTTGGACCTGCTGATCAATCACCAGAAGCAGAAGCAGCAAGAATGGGTGCTCGCAGACCAAAGACTGAACTTCAGAAGAAGGTTGCAGAAAAAACTGCTGAGGTTCTGAAAAAAGAAGATGTAGACCTCTTCGATATCATCAAGGGTCACTTGATTGAAGAGGGTCTCACCGAAGAGGAAGCACTTGCTAAGATGCTTGACCTCACCGATGAGGAAAGAACCGAAATTATTGAAGGTTCTTGTGGTTCCATGAAAAAGAAAAAAAAGTCTAAAAAAGGAGGCTATTGAAAATGTCTAAATTTGGAGATTTAATTAGAGGCGGTGGAGCACCTGCTCCCGAACCCGTTGTAGAAGAAGTTCTTATTACTCCTGAGGAAGAGGTCCTTACTGAGGCAAGTCCTTTGGAAGATATGACCAAGAAAGAACTTGAAGAGTATGGAAGAACTAAGGGTATTGAACTCGATAGACGCCGTAGCAAGGAAACTCTGATTGAGGAACTTAAAGAGGCAGAGGGTGAGTGATCCAGTTTTACAACTGTCCACTGGGGTGCTTCGGCACCCCTTTTTTCTTGTATAATTACCTCAGTTAAAACAAACGACTTAATGACCATCTCCGCCGACTACATCCGCACTTCTCTTCAAGCAGTGTACGGCGAGTCTGTGACTGCCGCCGACATCCGTGCCTGGTGTGCAATGAACGGTGCTAATTATCAAACTGTAACTAAGAAAATTGATGAATACAAGACTGGTCGTGGTAAGTGGAACCTGACTATTCAAGAAAAACTTGAACAGACTTATCAGGCACCTCCTGCTATGCCTGTTATCGAACAAAACCTCATTCCTCAGAAAGATGATTCCTTCGTCAAGTTTGGCAATTTCTCAGATATTAAAAAAATTATTGAATCCCGTGTTTTTTATCCATCGTTCATTACTGGTCTTTCTGGAAACGGTAAAACTTTCTCCGTTGAGCAAGCTTGTGCAGCGTTGGGTCGGGAACTGATTCGTGTAAACATTACTATTGAGACTGATGAAGATGATCTCATTGGTGGATTCCGTCTTGTCAATGGTGAAACCGTTTGGCACAATGGTCCAGTCATCGAAGCCTTGGAGCGCGGTGCGGTTCTACTGCTTGACGAGATTGACCTGGCTTCCAACAAGATTCTTTGCCTTCAATCAGTACTCGAAGGAAAAGGTGTCTTCCTGAAAAAGATTGGTAAGTTTGTAAAACCTACTGCTGGTTTCAACGTCATCGCTACTGCTAACACCAAGGGTAAGGGTTCTGATGACGGACGCTTCATCGGCACCAACGTCTTGAATGAAGCATTCCTTGAGCGTTTCCCTGTGACCTTTGAGCAAGAGTATCCTACTGCTACTATTGAAACCAAGATCCTCAACAAACTCTGTGCAGATGAAAACTTCTGCAAGCGTCTTGCTGATTGGGCAGACATCATCCGCAAGACCTTCTACGATGGTGGTATTGAAGAAATCATCAGCACCCGCCGCCTGGTTCACATCGTCAAGGCATACAATATCTTTGGCGACAAGGCAAAAGCAATCCAAGTTTGTGTAAACCGATTTGACGACGAAACTAAACAAGCATTCCTTGAACTGTATGACAAAGTTGACGCCGACTTCCAACTCCCTGTGGATGGAGTACAAGAAGATACTATTTCAGTTTTTTCCTGATCTAGAAAACATTGGAGATTGGGCGGACTGGGAGGAAAACAACACCTCCCTTTCCGCCAAACTCTATAACAGCAAATACATTATCAAATCCAGAGAAGTTGAGATTTGGGATGAGAAGTCTTGTATCTACAACAACATCATCTATCCCAAGACGGGTGAGAATCTACCCTGTTTCGGAATGGATCTGATGGGTTTCTTTGATAAGAAAGTCATTATTGTATTTGACTTTCAGCATCCAGTAGAAAACTATCTTTTCTCTCACCCAGATCTACCTAAGGCAGAAGGGACATTTAGATTCTTTGAACCTGGCAATCACTTCTCTGAAAACGTGTTTGTTCGCAAATGCACGATGGATCAAGTCAATGATTACCTTGATGACTTTGCTGCCTATTTACAAGCATACAAAGAAATGCTAGAATCAAAGAAACCTAGTGGGTTTGCTGTTTATTCTACTTACGGGGATTTCGACAAATATATGAAACGCCTGGATCCTGTAAGTGGATATCTTTCCAGCAAATTTGGAAAAGAAAAAGCAAAATCACTTGTAAATGATTTCCTTTTCTGCTATGGTTAATTCCTGGTCTTTACTTTATGATGAACTAAAAATGGACGAATATCCCTACTCCGTAAATGACGGAATGACTCCTTGGGGTCACAGTGACTACGAATTCTTAATTCAAAACAAAATGACTGAAAAAACTGATCGACGTTACAAGTATAGTGAAGATACTATTCTTAAAGAACTGTCCGACTATATTGCTGGTACATACAATCAGCACTATTCTGCTGGTGATGATAAAATTCAAACACTTGATCTGATTGAAGCGTGTGGTGATGGTGAAGCATTCTGCCGATCCAACATTCTCAAATATGCTTCTCGTTATGACAAGAAAGGCACCGCACGTCGTGACATTATGAAGATTTTGCACTATGCTGTTCTTCTGATGCATTTCAACGATAAGAATGCACAACGTGAAACTTACCCTCAGTGATGAAATTGAATCCCAATACTATGAAACTGTCTGACAGCACCCTCACCGTTCTCAAAAACTTTGCTGGTATTAATAACTCGATCCTAGTAAAAGAGGGTAATCGTCTTCGTACTATTTCTGTTGCCAAGAATATTCTTGCCGAAGCAGATATCAAAGAGGACTTCCCTCGCGATTTCGCTATCTATGACCTCAACCAGTTTCTCAATGGTCTGAGTTTGCACCAAGATCCTGATCTTGACTTTAAGGAAGATTCTTACCTCAGTATTAAAGAAGGTAAGCGTCGTGTCAAGTATTTCTATGCTGATCCGAATGTCATTGTGTCACCTCCTGAAAAAGAGATTTCTCTTCCTTCTCAGGATGTTTGCTTCCAACTTGATAGTTCTTCCCTTGAAAAACTGATCAAGGCAGCACAAGTCTATCAACTGCCTGACTTGTCTGCTGTTGGTGAAGCAGGTGTTATCAAAATGGTTGTCCGTGACAAGAAAAATGATACATCTAATGAGTATGCCATTGTTGTTGGTGAAACTGATAAAGAGTTTATTTTCAACTTCAAGGTAGAGAACATCAAGATTATTCCTGGTGCTTATGATGTTGTTGTCTCTTCTAAACTTTTGTCACAGTTTAAAAATACCAAGTACAATCTGACCTATTATATTGCTTTGGAACCTGATTCTACTTTTGAATGAAAACCTTTACATTGATGAGGATCGTAGGCAGCATTGGAGTTATTGTTGCCTACTTTATAATCCTTCATATTAATGTTCTTGCAGGTGTGATAATCAACTTTATCGCAGACCTGATTTCAATCCCATACTTTGCAAAGACAAAAGCGTGGGATGTTGTTATAATGCTATCGTTCTTACTGGCAATCAGTATCAGCAAACTTTTATCATGAGTGATTTTATTTGGGTTGAGAAATATCGCCCCAAAACCATTGAAGAGTGTATCCTCCCTGAATCAACCAAAAAAACCTTTCAAGAGTTTTTAAACAAGGGTGAAATCCCTAATATGCTGCTGGCAGGACCTCCTGGTATCGGTAAAACCACAGTAGCGAAAGCACTATGTAACGAACTGGGAGCAGACGTTTATGTCATCAACGGATCCGACGAGGGTCGATTCCTCGATACTGTCCGAAACAATGCGAAAAACTTCGCTTCGACCGTATCACTTACGGCAGATGCTAAACACAAAGTCATCATCATTGATGAGGCAGATAACACGTCCAACGATGTACAACTCCTCCTACGGGCGTTTATTGAGGAGTTTGCTGGCAACTGCCGATTCATCTTCACCTGTAACTATAAGAATAAAATCCTTGAACCCCTGCACTCGCGATGTGCCGTTGTTGAGTTTGGAATCAAAGGAAAAGATCGCCAAGTTATCGCAGCACAGTTCTTCAAGCGCCTTCAAGAAATCCTGGTTGCAGAAGGTATTGAATCTGATAACAAGGTCTTGGTAGAACTTGTTAATAAGCACTTTCCTGACTGGCGTCGTGTTCTGAATGAGTGTCAACGTTACTCTGTAAGTGGAAAAATTGACTCTGGCATTCTTGCTACGTTCTCTGATGTTGCTGTAAATGAACTGGTCAAAAATCTCAAAACTAAAAACTTCTCTGAAGTCAGAAAGTGGATCGTTTCTAATCTGGATAATGATACTACTGTACTTCTGCGCCGCATTTACGATAGTCTGTACGATGCCTTGGTCCCTGGCAGTATTCCTGCTGCTGTCCTTGTGCTTGCTAAGTATCAGTATCAAGGAGCGTTTGTGGCGGATCAAGAAATAAATATGCTTGCTTGTCTAACCGAACTTATGGTGGAGTGTGAATTCAAATGAATGTAAAACTGATTCGTATGTGGTCTGGCGAAGATGTCGTTGCAGACCTAAAAGATAACCTGACCGACATTATTGTCATCGAAAATCCTATTGTTGCTATTCCTGCTGGCAATGGACAAATGGGGTTTGCCCCTTGGTCTCCCCTTCTTAAGGGAAAAAATGAAGAACTAGAAGTAAACAAAAAGTACGTTGTTTACATTGCTGATGCACAAGAACAGATTATTGAACAGTATGAAAGTATGTTCTCAGTTATTCAGACCCCTAGTAAAAAACTAGTATTATGAAAAATAAAAAAACAAAGGTATTAGCACAAATGAAATCATCACATTATTACATCTTCTGGGGTATTTGTACCGTAGGAGTTATTCTTGGTCAACTTTATGTTGGTACTGGATATCGTTTTATGGCACAAAGTGTAAATAGACTTACAAGTACTCTTGTTTCTGGATTTGAGGCGATTGATGGGTCTACTGAATATCGATAAAACTAAACTGGTAGAACCAAAAGTGAAGACTACACCTGAACTTGTGAATGAGGCAAACGAAGCATTATTTCGTGCTAAAATGACTCTACCTGCTGCCGCAAAACATTGTGGTATGACTCAGAAAGAAATGAAAATGACTTTCTGGGAATTTTTGAAGTATCATCCAAAAGATTATGAAGTCCTTGAAAACGCCCCTGAGATACCCAGGCGGTAAATCCCGTGCTTGCACCAAGATGGATCAATACTTCCCTGACCTGAGGGAGTATGGCGAATTTCGTGAACCTTTTCTTGGTGGTGGTAGTGTCTCTATTCACATCACTAAAAAGTATCCAGATGTGAAGATCTGGGTAAATGATCTCTACGAACCTCTGGTTAATTTCTGGCAGCAACTCCAGATGTTTGGTCGTGAGATGAGAGATGAACTGCTGCAACTAAAATATCGTCATATTGATCCCACCAGTGCAAAAAACTTATTCCTTGACGCCAAAGCATATCTTGCAAGACCTTTGGACGACAGTGAAAGTTTCCATCGTGCTGTTT